CTGTGACGAATCACAAGCAATCATTACCTCACCTATAGGTGCAGTCAGCGCACTCCGTATCGCTCCGTTGCGTGGTAGATTTTGTAGGTTTAGCTTATCACCACCAGAGAATCTGCCTGTGTGTGCGCCATAGTAATTAAGCATGATTGGCAATGCGCCACGTTCCGCTACCTTCATAAGGTTCTCAGTGCGGGTCTCTTCGATTGTAGATTTAGTGCCAAGTCTAGCCGCTACTAGGTTCTGCACGCGAGGGTCAGGATGTTCTAGTAAGTTGGTGAACTCTTTGTCAGTCTTGGCAAAGGCGTATGTCTCTTTGCCTGTACGCAGACTGGTTTTCATAGGCGGTTCTACGCCCACTGTGGATAGTAGCTTTGAGAATATCTGGTTAGACATCAAGGCTTTCTTAACCTTGGCTTCGCTTAGACCATGCAGTGCCAAGTCTTGTATCAGCTTTTGTTTATCTGCTTTGACCTTCTCCAAGTGCTTTGAAAGTACATCTGTATCAAGCTGTACCGTAGGCTGTGTGTACATCCGTATCGTCTGGTCAATGACCATCAACTCAGATACAGGGAAGCCCTTCTTCAATTCTTGGAATAGTTTGTAGGTCAACTCTACATCGTTGACGCAGTAAGCCGCATACCTGTCAAGCTCTTCTGGTGTGAAGTCCTTCAAGTGGCGGCCCATGTTGTTGAATACTTCGTCACCCTTCTGCCCGAATCCATAGTGAGCAGTCAGGTTTTTCAGTGAACCCCCTACTGTGGCGTTGTGTAGAGGTCTTGCCATAGACAAGGTATCGAACCAGAACTTAGGCTTGATACCGTATAGCCATGACAAGATTGCTCCATCGAACGCGGCATTGTGGGCAAGTATCGCCTTGTCAGAGTAGTCTAACGAGTTGAGGAACTTGCCCACATCTTTACCACTGTACCAATCAGTAGGAAAATCGTTCACCTTGACGCATACACCTATCACCTCAAAGCGAGGGTCACGAACATAGGCTTCTGTTGTCATCTTAGATAGTGAGAACTGCCTGTCGTAATAGGTTTCAAAGTCAATGGTTACGATGTCCATATCTGCTACCGACCCTCTGCCAATTCACCTGCTAGTGCTACATAACCTGCCGCATCACGGTAGTTATCCATGCGGTTAGGCTTCTGGTGCGACCTAGCTAACTTTAGAAGCGTCATCATCACAGGGATATCCTCAGGCTTGATGAAGTCTCCTATTTGTAGGTGATTATTCCAGTAGGCCGCAATCATCTTGGCATTAACTCGGAAGTCTCCGTGTTCTTCCTCCCTGTCGCCGCCAATCAGTGCGCTAGCTTGTGACAACAACTTGACACGAGTGCGTTGTTTAGGTTGGGCCTCTGCTTTGAACACTTCCTGCGGTGTACCAATCTTCTTACGCAAAGTGTACACAAGTTTAGTAGTACAACCTACCTGAGAAGCTACCTCTTTCGCAGTAGCCGTGGGGTTTTTAACCAAGTACGCCCACACTTTTTCAGTCTTTGTCATTTTCTTTCTACCCATTTTGGTTATCTCCCTTTTTTCTGGGTGTAATGTTAGCTATAGTATAACATGCCACACCTTTACCACAGTGTAAAGAATACTCATTAGCAATAATGACAGCATCAGAGGCGTTAGCCCCCATAGCCATAGCCCCCATTGCGTATTCTCTGCCATGTCCGAAAGCCATCGGTGCTTTCAACCTTACAGGGGAATATGTTTTCTCACCTGAGAATACACACAACCCCTCGTCGTCTACGACGATTAACTCTGCCATGTTTGGTGTTATATCCAAGGCAGTTTCCATACCATTGGCGAACCAGTCGCGTAGCTGTATGATGTAACCAAGAGTACCAACCCCTGTGACTATGCAGATTTTACCAGTCGCTTTGTTGGTTATGTACCAAGCCTTCTCTGCCTCCCATTTCATAGAGCCATCGTTAGCCTGTTGGTCAGTACATAAAGTCTTACCATCCCATGCTATTACTGTCATATCCTAAGCCTCCGTACTGAACACACCGAACCGTCTACGCAGTTCGATACTCTGGTCATTACATACCTTGTCGAGAGACTTGAGTATGTCCTTGCCCTCTGGCTTAGTAGCTTTGTAGTAGCCGAGGTCAGTTGTCTGAGCCAAGCCCATCAACAACTCCTGTGAGAACTCATTCTCACGAATGGAAGTCTCTAGCAAATCCATCCACTGCTTTGACTCCCACTGTGGTTGCCGCCAATCCCAACGGCTCTGCCCTTGTCGCTCTGCCCACATCTTGTCGATGATGCCATCGAAAGCATGAACTCTGACACGAGCCTTGATACCTTTCTTGAATGAGGCTAACGCTCTGCGCCATTGCTTACGCTCGTCTGGCTTCTCGACCATCTTCACATCAGGTCTAGGGTTGAGGCATGTACCGTCCACGATGTCGAACTCAATGCCCTCAAAGAAGTAGGGTTGCTCTCGCATCACAGGGGTGTACTGCCTGTACATAGAGTAGTTGTGCATATGGTTCGTGGTTGCGTCTTTCTCAGGGTCTGCGTTGTACCGCCTCTCCATCTCTGCAACCACAGTCTTACTGTGGGCTACACGATACAGCCCTTTGCGGTGACGCATACAGGTGAAGGGTAGCCAACGGTGTAGTGAGGACACTAGGGTCTGTGCATGAGATTGAAACACCTCGGGCGGTGCAACAAACGTGAACCTGTTGTCAGGTGACAAACGACATAAGTCCGTCGAACCATAGCCTTGTATCTTGAACAGGAAGTTATCGCCTACCTTGAACATACGAAGCCAACCTGTGATAGGCTTACCCTTCTCAGGGTTACGCACCCTTGACCAGAGTGCGTTTGCTTGTTCGTAATTTAGAATGGTTCTATCTTCTGGTGTTAACCAAGTCATTTAAGTCTCCCTATCGTGTCAGTTTTGAAAATGTTACAGCGGCAGTCATGCTGTTAAGGTCAACGCCAACATCACTGGCATCTTTCTTAACTCGCTCGACTACTTTCTTATGTCGTTCCTTGGCTTCATCAGGAACTAAATCCCACAGTGCGGGCCACGCTTTGATAGCAGGGGCTAGCGTAGAATATGTTTCCATGAGTTTATCCACACCCTCAAGGAAGGAAGCCTCTTTGGATTCCTGTTCGAATATCTTACGGACATACTCTTTGAACTCAGGGATTAACCATGCCCAACGACTGTCGTTATAGTCAGCCTTAGAGTTACGCCACTGGAATTTGAACCCAGTGTCCATCTTCTCAATGTCGTTAGGCCAACGCATATCCTTGCTGAACTCTAGTTTTATAGTCGAACACTCATATGCTTTCTGCTTGTGTGTAGAAGTCTGGAACACATCCTCTGGCGCATTGAAGAACCCTTCAAAGTCCAGTGACTGCTTCTCTTGCATTGTATATTTAGGCAGTGCATTGAACTTAGCAATGTCATCGGCAGGGAAGAACCCTTGGTATATCTTATCTGCCCAATGTGCAGGTACATCCGCCTTAGCCTTGTCAATATTCTGCTTGAACATTGCCTTTGCGTTGTTACGAATCTCGCCCTTGAGGGCATCGGAAAATCTTACAGTAGCCATATCATATCTCCATCATTACTATTTCACCGAATGGTGCTTGGTCGCTGTGAGTAGACACCCACAACACAGGGTATTCTGGTGCGTCACCGAAGTCGTTACAGCACAGGTCAGTCAGGAATACACAAGCGACAGGGTTGATGTCGTTGTCCCTCATGTATTGAAACACTGGACTGAACGCTGTACCGCCACCGCCATGCGGCTTGATAACTGGTGGCTCACCTTGCTCATACACATCGTAGTGACATACCTCTGAGTCGAAGTAGATGATGTGTAGTTTCTGAGGGTGGTGGTCTTGCTGAACCTTGAGTATCTCTGCCGCATACTGGTCAATCTCTTCTTGTCCGATTGAACCTGAGCAGTCGATAGCAAACGCCATCTCACCCAATGCCTCGCCAGTCACACTAGGTAGATACATACCTTGCTGTATGAACCTACGATTAGGTCTGGCAAATGAACGGTCATCAGTCTTGTGCTTGACAATGAAGCGTTGCAGTACATCAGACCAGTGAACCTTGGGCTGAAGAATACTCTCAACCATACGCTCAAGTCCTGCACTCATCTTACCCATCATCTTGGCGGCTTGTGCCGCTTGAGCAACCTTGACTTTCCACTCTGCCGCTTGTTGTTCTTGTTCAGCAGGTGAACCTTCACCATCTTGGCAGTCATCAAGCGGGTCATTCTCACCCTCTTGTGTCTCTGGTAGGATGTTGTAGATGCCATCACTTGTGCCGTTACCTGCATTGTATATGTCATCACTGAGCAGACCACAGTCAGGCATCTTGCCAATGTGTTCGTCTACCAACAGTTTGTTGATGACATAATCTGCCGCCTGATTCCACTTGCGAGGGTCACGATTCTGGCGTCTGAAGTTATGCTCCATCATGGGGTGCATACATTCGTGAGCAATGAGAAACTTCATCTCCTCATCATTCAACGCTTCACAGAAGTCAGGGTTAAACAAGACTTGCTTGCCGTTAGTGGCGGCAGTAGGTACGTCCTCACTAATCTTGAACGGCATATTCATGGCGACATTGCCAATGAACGGATGCTCAAGAACCAATGCGGTCTTGGCTTTACTGAGTCGTTTCGATAGTTCCATTGTTATCCTCCTCTCTGGATATGTGAATGTCGTAGTCGATACTCTTGAGAATAAGTTCTGCTTTGGGCATCGGCATATGTTCGAGCAACATTGCTACAAGCAAGTCAGTCGGCATCTCAAACAGACGGTCATGCCAAACATCCATAGCAGTCTTGCGTGACTGCCATAGAGTTTCGATTTCTTTTAGTGTCATTGTGCACCTCCCATAAACACACCCATCTTATCCATGATAGCCTTGGCTTCAGCGGCCTTGTCACGGCGTAAGTCTGGGTCATTGCGTAGTGCATCGGGATGATGCTTGGTCAGTGATTGCTCCACCTCAAGACGCATAGCCTCAAGGTTAGGGTCATCAGTGAAGTTGAGCCGTGACATGACAGCACATATCTCTCTGGTATTCTCGACCAGAGTGTCACGGAATACAGCGGCAGGGTCAGCTAGCTTCTCAGCCATGTGCTGAACACGTTCATGCAGTCGCTTCCATGCTTCACCCATCGCAGACTGAGCCGCGTCTTGAACACGAGACTCAACGTCAGCAGTGATACGAGCCAACTCATCGTCAGCAATATCAACTCTGAAGTCACCGCTCGGCACTGGCATGATAGTGACATCCATACCAAACTTGGTAGTAATCTCATCCTTGGATGGGTAGTCAGAGTCATTGTATAGCTTGCCAAGCAGACGCTGAGCGTCATACTTTAGTGACTCGTACTCTTGCAAGAACTGATTGACAACCATCTGCCACTCATACTTTTCCTTGCGGAAGTCAGTCATAAAGGCCAGATAGTTTGCACTCGGCAGTATCTGTGTACCATCAATGCCCCACGGTAGAGTGTTGGCATAGTACCGCTTGCGGATAAGCGTAGACTTCCTATGAACATTATCTAGATAATCATTCATAGGTAGCAGAGACTTGTTGTATCTACCCGATTGATTAACCGCAGAGTTTGCAGAGGCCACCTGTTCGGTGGCTCTCTTGTCGTATTTACGAGCAGTCCATTGGGATATAGACAGCTGAGTGAGTAGTGCTTTGTCTGAAAGTTTCATTGTTTCCTCCGTTTCTAGAACAATACATCTTGGTGGTTGATAGCCCACTTGGTGAACGCTTGAGTCGAAGCCAACTCTGGCTTCTTACGAGCCGCATAGGACACCGATAGAACTGAGAACTCAGGGGGCATACGCTCTGCATAAGTACAGACACGCTCAAAGTTGTTCTCAGTAGCCCGCTCTGCAATAGCGCCAGACAGTGCATATAAAGTAGCAGGGTCACTAGGCACATCAGCAGTGGTAGGATTCATAATGATGTTGTCGGGATTAGGTAGCTTACGATAGATGCGTACAAAGCCAACGAACTCTGCCGCCGCACCTTCACCTACAGCACCCTTGAAGCACTCGTATTCAGCACTAGGACTGAC